GGCTGCTGTTGAGCGGGTGCCTGCCCTTGACCCCATCCGCCTCCCTGCGGCGCTGCATTGACCGGCGTAGGGCCGTTCTGAGCAGGCTGCTGGCCTTGGGGTTGAGCTTGGCTAGCTCCTCCCTTACCCGGTTCATTACCAGCAGGATCATATACCTTCTTTAATTCGGTATAGCCCTTGGCATTGGGGTTTTCAGGGCTAGGCTCCTCGCCTTTCTGATATCCAACATCCATCAATCCTTTTCCACCTTTCAATGCAGCACCTTCATTTGACCAATCAATTTGGTAAATGTTGGTAGCGCGGCAAAGAGCGGACAATTGCCCATGAGCAATTTCAACTGCTTTAGGAGTTTTATTCCAGATATTGTAGCGAGCTACCATATCACCCAACTGAGAGGTAAGGACTACTTCAAAGTATCCGCCATCTTTGGAAGCATTTTCCTTGATGGCAGTTGAAGTGATGGTAAAGGGAATTTTGAGTGCTGGCGGATGACCAGACATTCCCTGATTAGGCTCGAATTGATTAGCGTTAAAAACTCCATTCATTGGAGGCATTTTGTTTTCCTTTTCCAGTCTATGGGGGTTGAATTTAAAAATATAGAAAGTGTAGCTTTTTTATATGGCCTTCTAGGAGGATTTTTAGGGCATTCTTTTCCTTTACGATAATCACGTTCTGTATTTATTTTTATTAGCTTAGCTTTATGTTCTGGTGACATTTTTAAATTTTTAGCTTTTAAAGTAGCTGAAATTTTATCCCTTCTTTCTTGAGGGACTGTTTTACCAGAATTACTAATTCTAATTTTTTCAATGGTTTCTGGTGAATGCTTGCGTCCTATGGCGCTAATTCCGAATGGACATTTATTATAACCAAAATCTTCTTCTGTAGTTCTATGTTTTGCTATGTAATAAGTCTCAAGCTCAATAAGTTTATCCAAAGGAACAATCTCTACAATAATAAAATCAAAAGCTTCTTTGCCATACTTATTGTAAGCTCTTTGCATATGCTCATTGTGATGAATATTTTTAGCAAGTCTAGTAAAATGCTCAGACCTCCGTCTAGCAAAATAAACAGCACTACCGATATATAGTTTTAAAGTAACTTTATTAAGAATAAAATATATACCGGAAAGATGCATTGCTACCTCACATTAAACTGTTAATCTTAGCAATCGCATTGGAAATTCGATTTTCCA